GGTGGGGGTTAGTGCTTGGAATCGGTGGTATAAAAGCCAGTGCCCTTGAAGCTGATAGGGGGAGAGGACCACTTGCGTTCAAGTACGCGGTTGCAACTGGTACATATGTATGTAGCTTCTGGGTCAATCATCTTTCGCTCAACAGTGCGTATCTCACCGCACCCTGGACATTCGTAATCGTATGTCATAGCTTCACCGCTTCCTCTATATCTAGGTATCCAACTACCTTCTCTACCTTGTTAGTGTTCTCAAACTCTGTTGTTGCTGGCATAGGGTGGACAAACCATTCAGGTTCATCTATCTCTGTAAGATCAAAAGAGTAGATACCAAGCGGTGTGCTGTTGATGTAGAAGGGCAGTAGGTCACGGTGATAGGCCTGCTCAATCAGCTTACGGTACTTCATCTGCTCTATAAGTAGCGTAGAATAATGGGTTTGGCGACACTTCAGTTCAATGAAGTGACCGGCCTTGGCACTGGTGCAGTCGAAGGCATCATAGATTCCAGGTGCACGCTGTAAGTCTGGGTAAAGATTAAGTTTAAGAAAGTCATACAGAATTATCTCGTTCACCGGTATGGACTGATCCCACCGAGTTCATCTTGCAGCTTACGCACTGCACCCAAGCATCTGCGCTCTGCTGTACTTGTAGCACAATCAAGCACGCCACCTATCTGTGACAAAGTAAAGTTCTCGTGGTAGCGCAGGGTAAGTACCTGTTGTGATTTAGCATCTAGTTCAAGGTAAGCCTTCTTGATATCAATGAGTACCGCAAGCAGGTTGCCACCCTCTGCTGGAGATGATGAACCTTTAGGTTGACCGTCACGGATCATCTCTTGTGCCTGCTCTAGCACAGTACCGTCGAGTACTGAGGCAATAACGAAGGGCAGTAGCTGAGTGAGCGTAGCTCCCTCGTAGTAAGCCTCATCTGTAATGTGATAGCCAGACTTGACTGCCTTCTCCTTGCGTGCGTATCGCTCTGCTACACGCAGCATCTGCCACGCTACACGGTGCTCGTTATGCTGGCGCTTCTTGGTATCCGGCTCTGATAACTGCTCGTTGATATAGTCAACGCGAGTAAGCGCCCACTTGACACACTCCTGCTTGACATCATCACGCTCTACAAAGGTGCCAAACCTACGGTGTGTGGTCTGCGCTACGGTGTATACGATGTCATAGATGTTCTTGTGCAGTTCAGTCACAGTCAGGTAGCACCAAATCTATAGTGTGCTGAATGTTCAGCAGCTTGATAGCAAGGAAGTCTATGTAGTTGCTAGCATCTGCTAGCTCTTCAATCAATTCTCTGATGGTATCTGAGGTGGTAAAGGACTCGAACTTCTGTCCTTGTGCGTGTGAGTACTGGTCGTGGCCTACGCCCTTGACTCTGTTAGCACGCAGTGAAGCGAATGATTCAATGAAAGATGTTAAGTCCTCAGTTGACACACCACCTGCACGGTATCCAACTACCGCTAGATGATCTACTAACGGGTTGCTGTTGGACATATTAGAAGCGTCTCCTTCTCGTAGTTGATTTCCAAGATGTGAAAGCCCAAAGTATGCAAAATCTGTACCATCTGCGCCCATTCACCCTTATCCATTTCCTTCACCCACTAACAAAGTCTTTGTTGCTTGCGCTCCATAGGATAAGTAGTAGTCGTTGATGTCCATATTGGGTGGTAAGTGTACTATTGTACCGTTTAATACTTCCTGTGACACGCGCTTAGAGAAGTCAGCTCCAGGATTGGAGCCATCTTCCTTTACATCATTGTCACCTACGATATAAACAGAGTCATAACCTGATAACAACTTAGCAAAGTGTGGCTTCCACGCTTGCACTCCAGGAATACCTACTGCTGGTATACCAAGGACACCGGAGACTATGACTGTATCTAGTTCACCTTCACATACAATGATGTGCTTACTCAGGATCGTAGTATCAACTACGTTATAGAGATGAGCCTTCTGTCCTGTAGGGCTACCGTACTTGGGCTTACCATCATCTAATCTACGGAACTTAAAGCCAACGCAGTGACCAAGGGCAGTGATGTATGGAATAGATATCCACCCATCGTAGAGCTCGTGACCATTCATTGGTTCAACGATGGTCCCCAAAGAATAGAGCGCAGCTACCTCTTCAGATATCCCACGTTCTTCTAGCGCCACGATTGCCTCTGGACTTATTTGTTGGGCGTATCTCTGCGCCGCTTCCAGTAGCAATTTCGACTGCGCGTTTGAGGCCATCGTTAAACTCCAAGTTCTCTAGTATGCACACAATATTAGCTGCGTTCCCACCCTTACCACAGGTAAAGCAGAAGTACAGGTTGTCATAGGTATTCATAGAAGCAGAGCGCCTGCTGTCATTGTGCATTAGACAGCGCACTGAAGCGTCTTTACCTTCTCTTACCTCACCACCAAAGTACCGAATGATCGGTGCTATGGGGATTGAGTTTGCATCAACGGAGCCTTTGAACCTTTTCTTAGAACCCAACCTGGACCAGTCTTGTGCTGGCATACGCACCCCTCGCATTGTTCGTGATGTGCTTGACTAAGTTTAATTTGGTTCAAACGATTGTATTCACCTGCATCTGTACAAGGCTGGCAAATCACGCTTGGTCTAGCTCTTCGTCTACTGTTACTTCTTCTGTAACAGTCTCTTCAACAACTGTTTCTTCAGGTCCTAAGATGTCTGATGTTGTGATGATTCCTTCTGGTACTGCCATTATTGTTTCTCCTTTAACCATTGCTGTAAGTCTTGGACCACCCAAGCCTTCTCTATGCCAGCGTTGCGACGCTTAACTACAACATAATGCAGTGGCACTTCTCCGATACCACGAGCCTTAGCGTAGTTAAGCGCCTCAACTTCTGCTTCTCTCCAGAACTGAGGCAAGTCTAGTCTTGCCGTGTTCTTGAGTTCCAGTATGTAGGTCTGTCCCGTGACAACTACAACTAAATCTCCTTCGTCGTCTTTACCAGCCAAGCGCAAGCGTTCAGCTAGTACACCAAGACCACGAAACCATTTCATTACATCAATCTCGAAGGCTGCACCCTTAGCCTTATTGTACTTCGGGCTGCTCATCAACGAGCACTACCTTGTTAGTCTTGTAAACCATCTGGCCTTCTTCATCTTTGACTATCTCTACAACACCTGACTGAATCAAAGCGTTAAAGAAGTTAGCAAGATCGACCTTAAGGATAGCTACTTCTCTATCTAAATCACTCATTGTTCTATCTCATTTCCATATTCATCTACGATGTAGTTACCAGTATAGCCATAGCGTGCATCACGGGCGAGCATCGCACCGTATGCGTTTCTATCTGATATCTGGCAAGCACCATAGTTAACTAACAAGGTTGCAAAATCCTTACCGTCTGCTGCGTGTGGACCGAAGCGGTTCTTTACCGCAGCTATCTTTAACTCAGCATTAGTTGGGTTGTACCCAAGTGTAAGTATCAGTGCAGGTAACTGACTGACCTTACCGTGTACTGCACGTCGTGCTGGTGGTTCAGTAGGACTACCATACTCAGACTGTTCAGAGACGTGGTGTAGCACCAAGACGCAAGCCTCAGTCTTACGAGCCATATCGTGTAGCTCCATCATAATTGCACGAAGCCCCGCCCATTCGTTGTCTGTCTCAGCAGCTACATTCATAAGGTTATCTATGATGATCAACTCAGGGGCTAGGCCGTACAACTCGACATAAGCCTTAATCTCCAACTCGATATCATCGAGTGACGGACTGGAGTCAAAGACCCACTTGATGTGCTTTAACTTATCAAAGTGTGTGTCGTAGTAGTGGGAGTCAGAAGATAAGTTCTGCTCCACGTTCACCTGGTTATGACCAGATGTATGCGCTGCTGCTCTCATCATTACAGTTGTTGTATCTGTATCTGCTGAGAAGAACAGTGTTGGTACTGCTGCCTTGACTGCATAGATTAAAGCAAACATAGACTTGCCTGCATTGGGTGCAGCTGCAACCATACAGACTTGTCCACGTCTAAACTTAATTTGCTTTACAGCTAGTGCATCCCATACGTCAGGAAGTGGTGTCGCTTTGGTAAGGACAGTTCCCCACGCACGCTGTAAATCAAGCACAGAACTCTCCAAACGGAAGGCTAATATTCTTTTGTCGGCGTACTTCTTTTCTTTGGTACTCGGTTAAACCGCCCCAAATACCAAAGCGTTCGTGTCGAACGCCCCAGTCTGCACACTCAGCTTGATGTATACAACTACCGCAGATAGAAGTAATAAGTTTCTTTTCGGGAAACGAACTACTCTGTTCTACTGGGTAGTACATCTCTGTATCTATGCCTCTACAACTTGGATCCTCAAACTCCCAGGGTCCTCGCATACATTAA